TTACCTTGCTCAAAATCGTTCATGGTATAGAGATATTAACTTGCTTTACTTTTTTAATGGTGAAGCTACGCCACTCATTCTTTTCTAAATCAAATACACGCATACTTGTAGTTGGTTCTTTACGAGGTTTTGCACCTTCTTTTAATTCAACTTTAGGAAGTTTATCTTCTTCTAATGTACATTTCATTACACGGTCAGTTCCGTCTGCTTTTGTAAATGTAACAGTAGCAGGACCAATGCGTAGCATTCCATTTAACCAAGTAGTAAACTTGTCCCAATCTTTATCTGTCCATTCAGTACTGATGTTCATCAATTTTTTTCTCCGAGGGTAAACAACCAAACACAATGAATGGTATTAAATTTAATGGTGTGGGCAAAAGAATAGTAATAGCAAACCAAGAGTTAATTCCTGCATCATTACAACGTCTAACAGCAGTGGCAATCCACATCCAAAACGCTAATATACCACCTACACAAATTATTGCAAGTGCAGAAATCCATCCAATAAAGCCTATCAATACTAACGTAAATGGTGTACTTATCAATGCAATCAGTGCTCCAAGTAAGCCAACCAACATTAGTAATAATACACCAATTAAGTATACACCCCAATATTCACTACGGGAAGCTTTACCCTCAAAGGCAAAGTATTTTTTATATTTTTCTATTTTGTTTATCACGTTAACATCCTTATAAGTCCGATACTATCAATGGTGGTTAACAATATATAGTTAGCCAACATGCCAAAAGATTTCCTAGTATAACTAGCCCAAGCATACATAGCACAGCCAAAGATCCAAAGAGGATAAAGAACAAGAAGCGGAGGGTTGGGGACTGTGAATGCCATAGTAATGCTACACCCAATACTAATAGCCCAAGCAAGCAACTCAATAACAAAGCGAATTCGGTTGGACTTAAAATCATCTTTTATCCACGAAAAAATACCATAAAAAATATCGTTCATAATATATTATACACTATGAACGATGTTATTGCAACTGTTTTGGTCATTGATTACACGTGCGTGTCCTAGTTATTGTGCCATCTGAATTTTGTGTTTCTGTCCAAGGTGTGCAAACTTGACCTAACTGTGTAGGTTGATTTTGTATAATTACTTGTGACTGTATGTGGCGATTATGTGCTTCATTGATTGCCGCACCAATAATCAATGCACCTACTGCAGGAGCGATCCAATTATCACGATAAATTACACGTGGACCGTGATGACGAAAGCCGTGACCATGATAGTATTGTGCCATTGATGTGCCAGTTACTGCTAAAAGTGATAATGCTACTAGAATTTTTTTCATAACGATCTCCGGTTACACTTATATAACGTGTCAGACTACTGTTCCGTTGACACGGTGATTATCGATTACCTCTTGTAAGATAATCTCTATCATCTTATTTAGTGTGATATCACGTTTATGTGCTTCCATAGACAGTTTTAATATTAGTTCATCATCGATATCAATTGGGAATTGAACACGTGTGTCACATTCTTCTCCGTTGAATATAGCCGTAGCCTTTTCTAGGAAATCTTCTTCCATTTCTAAATCAATCCACGTAACATCATCCCAAGCAATGTCAGTATCTACTTTACGTTTTTTTGATTCTTTATAGAACGCATCTACGTAATCAGGATTTAACCAACGATATGGTTTCTTATCTTCATCCCAAGCCTCACGTTTAACAGAAACTTCGGCTTGGTATACAGTTTGGTCGGTCGTGCTATACAATACAGATACGTGTGCAAAATCACTTTCGTAATCTAAGTATCTACCATCGGGATAGCAGTTCCATTGATATTCAGATCCACTGGTAATTTTGTGATCCAATGCTTCGTTAACTTCATTCAATTTCATCTTCGTCTTTCAAAAAGGTTTCACAACTGTCACTAACATTTTTTGGAAAATCGTGTAAATTTTTTACAATTAATTCACACCTATATTTAAGAGTGATGATTGGTTGAACTGGTTCATCTTCAGGAACGTGCAACCAATACAATCCAATCACTATAGCTAGTATAGCAAATATTTTTTGTTTGTGCAAGTGTACAATATCCCAAAAGTCCATATTGATATTTATATCAATAAATGTGACAGAAATATTATACCTCTACGATATAATAACAACTATGAGGATAAGTTTCGTGTAGCCATTCTAACATACCCTCCTCGTATGGAAGAATGACTGACTTATACTTATTAGTAATATATCTCACGCTACTAACCAACCTATTTCATCTTTTGTTTCAACCGATTCGGCTCCGTCATACTCATTGATTTTAAACTCAGTGCCTTCAGGTACCCAAGCAACTTCTAAGTCCATCATACCACCATCGTATATTTCAGGATACTTCAATGCCACATAAGTTTGTAGTTCGTCAAACTTTTCGTCCAATACAAATTGTGCTATGGCAGGTTCAAAAATAAGTTCAGGCATTGTAGGGTTCCAAGTGAACCATCCTGCACCAAATCCTGGGCTATACAATACAGCCACGTTTCCATCTCTAACTAATTTGTTCATTTTATCTCCAAGCATTAGCTATACCAATAAGGCAAGTAAACATTGACACTACATTGACAACTATTTGTGGACTATTTTTTACACGACTTGCCCACGCTAAAAACGCAACAGTGCCTAATGTAAATGCTACAATATTGTAGGGATAAACACTAGGTCCTATTGAATTTAGTATGTGTCCTATAATCACAAATACTGCACCAGTCCATTGTAATATATCGTTTACTTTCATTCTACTCCAAAATGTATCTTTGTATTCCAAATAGCATCACTAAGACGTAATTTGGAATCACTGGCATCAGTCATAATTGTTACGCATTCCTTAACAATCAATTCGGCAAACTTCTCAATAGCCTGTTTATCATAATCATCCATTTCATCCCAACATCCTTGTGCGGTTAGTCCTGAATGATACATTAAATCTTGAATTTTTTGATTCATTATTTTACTCCAAAATGTTCTGACAACCATTGTCTTGTGTGGAACCGTGCTATCAATTGATGCCCGCCCGGATCTAAAACTTGAATACATTCCTTCACAATCAATTCGGCAAACTTTTCCATATTGTTTGGCAATCCAATTGCTAAAAATTCTTTTGAGTAGCCGGCCTGTTCAGCAAGTTCTTTAATTCTTTCGTTCATTATTTTACTCCAAATGTGTTCAATGCTGGTTGCAATGTGTTAATCAATTCTGTCTCACGTGCGTGAGCAGGACGCTTACCACGAATAACTTCTAACTTTCCAAATATAAAACGTTCAGCACCTTGCTCACGTAAGGCACGACTCAAACCCCAATTTTTATTCTCAGTCATAGCCCGTTGCATATGTTTTTGCATACGACGGCGTAGTGTCAAAAACACATTACCTTTGTATGACAATGCAGTCAAGCCGATGTAGTACTCAAGTGTTACGGTATCTTGGATATAGTAAATCACTTGATTGCGGTCTGTTCTACGTTTGCGGTTGATTTTTGAGTTCATAGATGAATTATAGCACACTGTCCATTTATTGTCAAATATTGGCGAAAATCGCTAGAAGTGTATCAGAGTGTATTCCTGAATCCTCTAGCGATTTTGAAGCCCCTGAGGGGGCAAAATGAGTACTTTTGTTTCTTAAAAATGTAGTACTAAAGTATTAGTGTACTACCTCCCCTACAGAGGTATTCATATACGTTTTGATTTCTTTGTTTAAGTCTTTTTGAGTATATCCTAAATCGGCCAACTCTTGTATTAATGCTATAAATAACCCGTGAGTAGCAACACCAGGAATATATTCTGGATCATCATTATCATTTTCAAATTCTTCTAATAATGGTAATAATGTATCATATATAAAATCACACGCCATTAATGCGCTTTTTTCTATTTGTTCTACTTCTTCACTAGTACTGACCATTTTAACTTCTTTTGCCATATTATTACTCACTTACTGTTTTAGTATATTCATAGTTAATGGTTTCTATATTCTCACGGAATATAATAGCACCATTTTTTAAATGAAATCTTCTAGCCATTTCTGTTTTAGGGCTTAATGTCACAAATCTATTTACACTAGGATATTGCTCCTGAATACCTTTTACCGCTTGTATTAATAAATCACGACCCTTACCGGCTTTATAACTCCAAATAGTATAGAATACTGCTGTAGTTGGGACCTCAGATACATTAGATAAATCATCTACACCTGCTGGAACAAAATCATGGAAACTAACACATACCATTGCATCTGGATCATCTTCATTACTGGCTAATGCCGCAACCATTCTACCATTACTTACTCTAAAATCAGTAGGTATTTCTGGTCTTACTGGATCATCTTTAATAAAGTTTAATAGTTTGTGTGTTAGGTCTGTGATGAAGTGTAGCATAGTATGGTGTTCTCTTTTGTGTATTTATACAATATTGTAAATATACGCTTATTTAGTTTAGCCACTAAATATTATTATGTCAAACATATTGCAGTGGTCTACTGGGTTAAATGGGTATAAAAAACACACCCTAGATAACAATCATTTTACTACAGAATTAACAGAATGTCAATTTGAACCGGGTAGAAACTTGAATGATATTTTCTATGACCATTTAGTTAATCGCCCAAATAGTCCAGTGGAATTATTATATAGCGGTGGGTTAGATAGTGAAATAGTTCTTATGTCTTTACTGAAGAATAAGATACCAGTAGAAGCAATGACAATGGTAATCACTATTAAAGGTGCAATACTTAATGTAGTAGACCTTTATTATTCAGAAAAGTACTGTAGGGAGAATAATGTCAAGCAGAATTTATTCTATTTTGATGCAGTTGATTTTTATGGAAGCGGAAAGTATTTAGAATATGTCTTACCATTTAAAATAACAGAACCGCACGTAGCTAGTCATTTTTGGTTAATTGAACAATGTCATAATTACCCGATTATCGGTGGGGATTGGCCTTGGCTACAAGCAAAGAAAAAAGTATTATCACCCTTTAAATTGGCATTTAGTAGCTACGAGAGATTTATGGAATTAAAGGGTATATCTGGGATAGGTAATATGATAAGCCACAGCTTTGAATCAAGTTATTATTTTATTGAACAACATTTGAAAGAACACGAAACCGACAATGATAAATTTCACACTGTTCCTTTTTTAAAACATAAAATGTATGGTATAAAAGAACCTAGAATCAAAAGCTATGGATGGGAAGATTGTCCAGTACAACTTTTTAATATAAATCAATATAAATTTGAATTGTTAAAACAATTAGGTATTATTAAATCTACTATTGAATGGGGAGATAAAATTAAATTACTAATTGACTCAACTGAAAAATCAAACTCATTGTTTACTTAATAAATAAGTTATGGAAGATATTTTTGACACCCCATTTGATTCAATTAAAAATCCCTATGAATCGTTTTATCACGGATTAGTAAATAGTAAAATATGGCTATGTAGTGAATTAGAACACGCAATACATATTAAAAAAATGCATAATCCTGCATTACATATTTTAGCTTGTTGGCATAACTTATTGGCATTTATGCTTATAACAAGAAGACCAGGATTCTATGGCGTGATTCACGGTTATGATATTGATCCTGAAGCAATTGAAGTGGCAAATAAAATAACAAATACTTGGCAACACGATTATCCTAAAGTATACAATCAAGTATTGGATATTAACAATACTGACTTTTCTTCACACGGTACAGAATCGATATTCATTAACTGTAGTGTGGATCAGCTTGATAGTACCAAATGGTTTGAAACTATATCTAAAGGTAGAATGGTTTGTTTACAAGCAACTGATGTGCAAAATGCCGATGAGCCTTGGCTAGTTAAACAAACTACAAAAGATATCAACGAATTAAAAGAAAGATTTCAATTAAGTGA